AGAAAAGGTAATTACTAAATTGTATGAGGATGAGGGAGGGAAGGCGATTCCGTTCAAATTTAGGGCAATCCCTACTACTCTCGTCGATAAAATTAAAAGCGATTGCACAACAATCAAGCATACCAAAGGACAGCGGATTGAAAGTTTTGATAGAGATCGTTTCTCCTGCAGAATTGGTATTGAAACAACGGTATTCCCCGATTTTAAGAATGCAGAGTTACTACAATCTTATAATTGCATCGATCCTGTGGATTTAGCCAAAGAAATCTTAAACCTCCCCGGAGAATATACGGAATGGATTCAGACGTGTTCTAGGCTTAATGGCTTTGATGATACGATTGAGGACCTGGTAGAAGAAGCAAAAAACTAATTCAGAGCGGAAGCTACGATGCAGTTTTCGCTCATCGCATTTGGCAGCGTCATCATGTTCTTCCACAAGATTTTTGGCTGATGGATGAGTATCATAAGTCTTTCTTACTTGCTTCAGAGGAACTCATTATGGAGCAGGAAAAGAAGGATGCTCAAAAAGCTAAAAAGGGGAAAAGGAGGTGAGCTGGTGGCTAGTATGTTTGCATTGTTTGAAATGCAAGATCGGATTTCTGCAAAGCTAGATAATTTAACTAGGCGAACCGAAAAGTATGCTGAAGCATCTCAGCAACTTGCCAAGGTCGGAGCCATGGCTTTTGTTGCCATAGGAGCTGCAGCTGTAACGGCTGGCACAGCGGTCATGCATGTGTCTGATAATCTTAATAAAGCGTTAAATGGTGTACAGGCTTCTACCGGAATGGCGGAGGCCGAAATGAGCGGTCTAAAAGATACCATGCTTTCCATTTACAATAACAACTTCGGTGAAAACTTTCAGGATATAGGTAAGTCCTTATCTACCGTCAAGCAGATCACCCATGCTTCAGGAATAGAATTAGAGAAACTGACTACGAATGCCTTGATGCTAAGGGATATCTTTGAATTTGAGGTAAATGAATCGACTCGGGCTGCTAGTACAATGATGAAGCAATTTGGAATTTCAGGAGATCAAGCCTTTACACTGATTGCGCAAGCTGCTCAAAACGGAGCCGATAAAAATGGTGATTTGTTAGATACATTCAATGAGTATTCGGTACAATTTAAATCTCTTGGTTTTAATGCTGACCAATTTACGAATGCTCTTATTGATGGTGCCAAAAATGGAGCCTGGTCCATTGATAAAGTGGGCGATGCGATCAAAGAATTCAACATTCGTTCCAAGGATGGATCGAAGGCTAGTGCAGAAGGTTTTGCATCATTGGGTCTAGATGCCGAGGCAATGACTGCTGAATTTGCCAAAGGAGGATCCTCGGCTCAAGCAGCCTTCCAAACCGTAATCAGTAGTCTAGAAAGTATCACTGATCCAATTGCCCAGAATGCTGCCGGTGTAGCCTTGTTTGGAACACAGTTTGAGGACTTAGAAGCCCAGGCGATTATCTCACTCGGACATGTGTCCAATACTGCAAACTCTGCTGCAGATACCTTACAACAAATAAATGCTGTAAAATATAAGGATTTTGGTTCTGCAGTTACTGGTATTGGTAGGCAATTAGAGACAGGAATATTAGTACCGCTAGGCGAGAAGTTACTCCCATCACTCAATGGATTTGGAAGTTGGATTACGGCAAATATGCCTGCTATTCTAACTGTCGTAATGACCGTTTTTTCTTGGATTGGTAATGAAATTGAATACTTGGCCAATAACTTTGATGTGTATGGTCCTGTATTTGCAGCAGTTATCGCAACTATCTTGATACCAGCATTATTTTCTTGGGCCAATGCTGCCTGGGCTACTGCAACTGCAAATATAGCAGCTATGGCTCCCTTACTAGCCATTGTTTTATTCGTTGGATTCGTGGTATATAAGCTAGCCCAGGCTTGGAAAAACAACTTCCTAAGTATTCGAGACATCACCGGTACTGTGGCTACCTTCATCATGAATATGTTTAATGCCGTGGTCAATTATGTTACTACCGTATGGGGGTATATAGGTCCTTTTATCATGACATCGCTGCAATTCATCTATACGATGTTTGCCACATTCTTTGGCTTGATCGGGGATATTATCTCCTTTACCTTTAGTATCATTGGCATGGTCATTCACACAGCTCTGAGCTATGTGTTAGGGATGGTCACAGGATTCTTTCAAATCCTAACGGGCGACTTTGGCGGAGGGGCAGCTACTATCATTCAAACTCTCAATAATTTAGTTGAGAATATTACTAATCTATTTGTAAGCCTTGTCATGGGAGCCTTTAACATTGGAGCTGATTTTGCCAATGGCATCATTAATGGTTTTTCTGGCTTAATCGGTGGACTTGTTGATGCTGCCAAAAATGTATGGAATAAAGTCACTGGCATATTTAGCGGTCAACAGAGTACATCTCTTGGTGATCTAGCAAATGCTGGTGTCAGTGCGGGATCAATCCTAGATGGATCTCACGCCAATGGGCTTTCAAGAGTTCCATTTGACGGCTATATCGCAGAGTTGCACCAGGGAGAGGCGGTTCTAACTGCCAGAGAGGCGGAGCAATATCGAAAGCTATCACCGGAGAAGGCGCAACAGGTAATGAATACATCATCGAGTTCTACCAACACATCCAACGACAACCGAGTTAATGTTGGTAGCCTCTTTGGTAATGTTACGGTTAATAATCAAAGTGATATTTCAAAAGTTGTTAAGCAGATAGAAGAATATTTGCAAGAACAGTTGAATAGTTCGGGAGAAGGTGTCTACGATGTCTAAAGAGTTATGGCTGACATTTGATAATAACAAAGAAACCTTGCAGCTACCCGTAAATCCACCTGAATTATCGGTTGGCCAAGGATCGCAAAATGACAGCATTGATGTCTTTAATTTAGGTGAGGTTACCATACTGCAGAAGCCGAAGGCAATGACCTTCGGCTTTGAAAGTTTTTTCCCATCAATGCCCGGACCGTACTTGAACATTTCAGAGGACCGTTTGAAAGTGCCAGCTTATTATGTAGAAGTGATTAATAAATGGCGGGCCAGTTATAAGCCTGTCCGCTTTATTGTCACGGAAACGGAAATCAACTCTCTTTGCTCGATTGAGGATTTTTCATATTCTGAGCGAGCCGGTGATGTAGGTACGCTTTATTACTCGCTGTCTCTCAAAGAGTACAAGGTCATTACACCTCGGGTAATGAAAAACATCAATGGCATTCTGGTATATGATACTAAACCAAGTAGGCCGGGGGCGATATGAGTGTCTAAATTAGTATGGATTACGAAAGAGGCCCAACATGATATCACGGATTATGTGCAGTCCATTACCTGGAGAGGGGCAAAGGGTACAGCACCCCGATCTTTGGAAGTGACACTTATAAATACTGGTCGAGGATTACATGAATGGCTATCAATTAAGGAAGGTCATACCTTGCTATTTATGGATGATACAACCGAATATTTTAGAGGCACTGTTTTTACCCAGAGTAAGAATCAGTCATTTAATCAATCCATCAAAGCCTATGATCAATTGATCTATCTGGTTAAAAACAAAAATTCCTATGTTTTTACGAACCAAACGGCAACGCAAATTATCCAGCGGTTGTGTGGTGACTATCAAATACCAATGGGTGAGATCAAAGATACTGGTTATCGAATACCAGCATTGGTCGTTGATGGCGAAACGCTATACGACATTGCTTATAAGGCTATTTATGCTACCTTCAAACAGACTGGTCGACGGTTTTATCTTGGCAGTTCCGGAGGTAGCATTTATCTCGCTGAAAAACTCGATCAAGTAAATTACATTGTCATTGAAGATGAGGTCAACTTACTTGACTTCACACTAGATACCAGTATTGAAGATTCTGCCACGTCGGTTGTCATGGTAGCCGGTGAGGAAAAATCAGCAATCACGATAAGAGCTAAGAATGATAGTCTAGCCGCTGATATTGGCACGATTCAATACTATGAGAAGGTCACAGATAAGTTAAATTCGGCGCAGCTCCAGGAACGTGTCAATAAAGCAATGGCTGACAAGGGCAAGGTCATAAGTAGATTATCGATTAGCTGTATTGGCGATACCAGTGTAATGACTGGCACAGCCATACATTTGGTTATAAGGGATATGGGTATATGGCAAGGGTACTATGTAGATAGTGACAGTCATGTTTTTAAGGGGAATAGCCATACCATGAGCATTGAGTTATCGGAAACAGATGAACTGCCAGAAGTAGAAATTAAAACGGAGTGATGCTATTTGCTTGATCTAATTAAACAGGCTGCTAAAGATGTAACGGCCAGTGGAAATCCAGTAGAAGTATTTGAGGCTGTTGTTTTAACGCCGCCTCCAGGCCTATCCATAAAACTCAAAGGCAATAGTAATCTTGTCGTACCTAAAGAATTGATTGTGGTTGCCGAGCTTTTGACAAGGCATAAAAGAAAGGTAAAACTCTCTTCATCCAATATAACAGATGAGGAAACGCTACAAGGATTGGGACCACATCAACATGATCTGACAAGTATCATTTTAGATCATTCGGAACTGGAATTTCTAAATGAATTGGCTGTGGGTGAGCGTGTCATGGTCATCCGTTTTTCAGGTGGGCAGAAATACTGGATATGCGATAGAGTTATTCAATACTAAGGTGGTGTATGCATGGCATTAACTCCTAACATTACGGTACCAAAGATTACAACATTAGAAATACAGCCTTCTAAAACCTATTCTCTTGATTTTGATACGGGGGAGATAAAAGGTAAGGTTGATAATCGCAAAGCGGTAGAGCAGTTTATTCGTAAAGCGATAGTGACATTACGCTTCATTCATCCAATTTATACAGATGCCTACGCTTGTGAGGTTCGAAATCTTGCAGGCAAAGGATTTAGTGATGCTTTTATTAAGTCTGAGATTAAGCGTATGGTGACAGAGGCTATTATTTATGATAGTCGAATCAGCAGTGTCTATGATTTCAATATTAAAATAAATGGTGATGATGTTTTCATTGGATTTTGGGTGGATACAGTGGAGGGGACATTTGATATGGATGTGAGTATTTAATGGCCAAAAGATATACAGATAAGACCTCTGATAAAATTATGCAGGGCAAGCTGGCGCGAGTACCTAACACGTTAGACAAGCGAGAAGGTAGCATTATCTACGACGCGATGGCGCCAAACTCTATTGAAGAAGCTAAGCTATATGCAGAATTGGATAATGTAATAGAACGAGGTTTTGTTGATACTGCTACTGGCGAAGACCTTGAACTACGGACAAAAGAAGCTGGCGTTGAAAGAAAACCTGCAGCACCAACCACACGACACCTGCAATGCACTGGTTCGAGTGGTCGAATTTTCATTGGTGATAGATTCCTAATTGAGGATACCTATTTCAAGGCAACGGGGCAAATTGATATCCCAGGGATCGTGGAAATTGAAAGTGAAACGGTAGGCAGTCAAACAGTCATCGATTACAATAGCGAAGTACTTTCTGTTGAGGGAATCCCTGGACTAGAGAGTACTTCTTTAATTTTTGAACACCAGGACGATTTTAATGGTGTGGATGCTGAAAGTGATGAAAAGTTGCGCGAACGTTACTATATCACTGTCAGAAGAAATCCAGGCAGTGGGAATATTGATGATTATGAATTCTGGTGCAGTGAGATTGTGGGGGTAGGTAAGGTAATCGTAAAACCTCTCTGGAATGGGGGCGGGACAGTAAAGGTCACGGTACTGGACAGCAATGGCGATCCTGCATCTCCTGGGCTCGTTTCAAATGTCAAAGACTATCTTGATCCTGAACCAAGTGGCAGCGGTATGGGTAAAGCTCCGATCGGTGCTCATGTGACAGTTGAGCCAGCTGTTCCTGTCCTTGTTAGTATTGCAGCTAGTATAGTTATGGACGGTTCTAAAAGTAT